AGTAGTGGCAGCCACAGGCCAGCTCGAAGGCGGGAATCAGGATGGCGGGCATGCGACCCGTGGCAAGCCACTTGTAGAGGCTGTCGTGCGTGGTGCCCATGCGGTCGGCAATGCGCTCCACACTGAGGTGCCGCTTGACCTGGGCGTATTCCTTGCACAGGCGCATGGCGTGCACCAGGCTGTTGGCGCGCAGGCGCTTCGAAGGGGCGCGGGTCATTGGAAGGCCCCCTGCGCTGCCGCTTCCAAACAAATGCCCTGCTGGAAACGCTGCAAATGGCTTTCGTGCTGGCAAAGTGAGGGCATCAAAACCCACTCACTGGAGGCCCCCATGGACGAAACGCAGTTCGACACACTCACCGGCCGCATCGANGGCATAGGCCAGGCGCTGCTGCGCGTGGTGACGGCGCTGGAGATGCGNCGGCTCATTGACGGCCCCCGCATTGCGNCAGAGTGGCGGGCGGCACGGCCGGAGCAACTGGCAACAGATGCTGAGCTGCAGGAGTCGCGCAAGGTGCTGCATCAGCTGGCAAATCTGCTGGAAGAGGCGCGGCAGGCGCGCGCTGCTCACCAAGGCGCCCGCCCAGAATAGGCGTGTTCCACGGGTAGCCCATGCTGCTGTGGGTGGCAGTGGAAATGACGGCGGATTGATCTACCGTCGAGACCAACCCGATGGGGTTTGTTACATTGGGTGTAGGACGCACCATGTCCGGCCTCATGCGGCGATCAGTCATTGACGGGCAGGCCCAGCTTGAGGCGCACGTCGCGGCCTTCACCGTAGTTGCCGATGCGCACGCCACGGATGGCGTCGCTGACGGTGCGGTACTTGAAGCCGTTGGCTTCGGCGAACTGCTTCAAGGTCAGGCCCTGCTGGCGCAGCCGGTGCTTGATCTGATTGGCAGTGGGTTGAGAAGTGGTTTGGCTCATGGCTTTCTCCGGCGTGTGATTCGCTGTGTTTTTTTGCGTGGTGCTGTTGTTGGATGTGATTATGAGTAATTTTTTACCCATACGCAATAGCGCGTGTGAATTTTTTTATGCATTCGAGTGAGCGTCTCAAGGAAGAACGCGAGCGGCTTGGTTTCAACCAGGCTGATTTCGCAGCGCTCGCTGGCGCAACACGCAAGACGCTTTTCAATTGGGAAAGCGGTGCTGCATCGCCAAACGCTGCCGCGCTTGCAGCCTGGGCAGAGGCGGGGTTGGACGTGCTCTACGTGGTCACCGGCCAGCGCGCAGGCGGCGTGAAGCCCGCACCCACGCTGACTGCGGAAGAGGAGACGATGCTGGGCTATTTCCGCGAGGCATCGAAAGAGGTTCGCAGGGCCGCGCTGGGGGCCTTGCTGGGGGCGTCATCCCAGAGCTTTGAAGGCTCGCAGCAGNTCTTCCACAAGGCGCCCANAGGCNNCGTGGCTGGCCGTGACATCGTGAAAGGCGGGGGNAAACGGTGAGCGCACGCGACCAGGAGTTTTCTGGCACGGTGAACGGTGATGTGGCCGGGCGGGATGTAGTCAACATCCATGTCCCCGCCGAAAAGCCGGAGTCCGAGCGGCAAGCGGCTTTCAAGCGGCACACGGGTATCCACTGCAGCCGGGAAGTGCGCCATCACCTGGAGCGACTGATGGAGCACCACGGATTCACCGCGCAGGAGCTTGCGCGTGCCTGGAATGTGGGATCGCTGGTGTGGGACCAACAGGCAAGGCGATTGAGGTCCAACGCGCGCAAACTGGACCTGACTGCAGGCTGGGCTGGCATGGCCGTTATGACCACCGTTCTGGTGATCGCGCTGGTGGAGACGATGTTCAGGGTGACTTCGCCCTACTTAAAGCCAGCTCTGCTGTTCGGCACCTGTGTTGCGTACATCTTCATGACCAAATTTGTCTTGCTGGCGACCATCCTCCCGCAGGTGACGGCGAGACGGGTGGAGAAAACGCAAGCGGATTTGCAGAAGTAGCCGCCGCCTATAGAACGGCGCAATTTTTAAACCCAACCCATTGAGAGGGGGCGACCATGGATAGCTTTACTGAACGTCTACGCAAGCATGCTGAGCATGTGAAGGGTGTTGGCATGCACTGCACGACCGAGGAGACGACCAAGCAGGCGCTGATTTTGCCGCTTCTCGATATTCTGGGCTTTTCCCCGTTTGATCCGACGCGAGTCAAAGCAGAGTACGGAGCTGATTTCCCAGGCGTGAAATCCAGTGAGCGGGTGGACTATGCGTTGTTCTGCCATGGCGTGCCGGTGATGTTCATCGAGGCCAAGGCGCATGCTGAGAATCTGACCAATCATTGCCCGCAGCTTTCTCGGTACTTCAATGCGACTCCCGAGGTGACCATTGGCGCTATCACCAACGGCCGGGAGTGGCGNTTCTTCACTGACCTGAACAACAAGAACATGATGGACTCGGCGCCGTTCCTGACGGTGGACTTCGAGGACATGGAAATTGCGCTTCTTCCTCGNNTGCACCGGTTTCGACATGATGAGTTCAAGCCCGATGCGCTGCGCACATTGGCAGAAGAGACGGTATACCTCAATGCTTTCACCAACGTGATCAGCCAGAGCCTGCGCGAGCCAGATGCAGAGTTTGTTAAATACGTGGCGGGCCGTGCCGATGTGCAACGCCAATTTAATGCCCGTTTTCTGGAGGGTATCGCTCCCATCGTGAAGCAAGCGGTGGAGCGGGCGGTGAGCAATATGGTGGTCTCGGGGCTGTCTGCCAAAGCTGAGCCAATCTCACCATCGGCCCCGCGAGTTGATGCAGCACCGATGCCACAACCCGAGGAAACCAACGATGCAACCGCAGACATCGTGGACCCGACAAATTCGCGCATCGTGACGACGTATGCCGAGCGTCGCCTGTTTGAAGTTGTGCAGGGGATCCTCGGAGAAAGCGCTGACATCTCTGCGAAGGACACGGAGAGCTACTACACCGTGCTCTACCAAAACAAGGTCAATCGCTGGCTGCTCAGGTATCAGGCCGAAAAACGACAGCCATGCATTTTTGTGTGTGTTCCTTTGACCGATGAGCGCAAACGGGAGATCGCACGGGCAGGACTCCAGCTTGGCGCAGGCGACAGCATTCTGCTGAATCAACCAGAGCACTTGGCCCGGATCACTGGCATTGTTTTTGATGCCCTTGAGTACTGCAAAGACGATGCGAATTTCAAGCGTGCGACGCAAGCATAGTCTCTGAAGTGCAATTGGCCGAATGGCGAAGATGAGGGACGGATCCATGAAAGAAACACTGTTTGCAGCAGCCATGCTCATTGCCGCCCCGGCCTGGGCCATCAACAAGTGCAAAACCCCCGAGGGGAAGACGGTGTTTCAGGATGCCCCCTGCGCAGGCCAGGGCGAGAAGATCGAGGTACGCCCTGCATCGGGCCACGCTGACCCCGCCAAGCAAGGCGATGCCCTTGCGCAACGTGACAAGATCAAGGCCGACAATGCCATGGCCGAGGCCATTCGCACCCACAAGCCGCTGGTGGGCATGACGGCAGCGCAGTTGCAAGAGTCCATGGGTACGCCGACGCGGGTCAATGCCTCCAACTACAACGGCGTGCCGCACGATCAGGTGATCTATGAGCGCCCGGATGAAACGTGGTATGTGTACACGCGCAATGGCCGTGTGGAGGCCTTTCAGCACACCCCCGCCATCAATGGCACCGCGCGTGCACCATCTGGCCCATGCCCCACCGCCCACGAAATCCGCAGCGCCGAGATCTCTGCCACCAGCATGACGGTGGGCGATGCCGAGCGTGCAGAGCGGCTGCGGGCGGTGACCGAGATGAGGAAATGCGGCAGGCGGTAGCCAGCGTGCTGCTGGCAATGCCATTGCCAATGCGCAGGAAGTGCACCATGAAACAGGAGCGATAGCCTATGAGCCCACCGCCAATCAGCCTGGACCACAACGCCCAGACCAGGACAGCGCTTGCCACCACGCTGGGTCTATTGGCAATCTTGGCCGAAGAACTGGCGCGCACACGTGCCGTCGATGCGGACCGGGTCATTGATCGCTTTGATGACTTCGCGCAAAGCGCCAGCGTGGCCTCGGGCATGGCCTCGGGAGAGGCCCAATACGTGGCTCAGCTGGTCGAGATGGTCAAGGGTGGGCTTGTTGCCGGTACCAAGGAGCGCAGCGATGGCTAACGTGGTTGACTTCTCTACCGCTCGGGGGCGGGTGACAACTGGCGGTTCGCCACCCTATGATGGCGACATGGAAGCACGTGTAGCAAGCCTTGAAGCTCTTGCCGAGAAGACCAGCGGGCAGTTGGGTGCGATCGAGCGTGATCTGGCTGTCATCAAGGGGGACTACGCCACCAAGGCGGACATCATGGCCACCAAAACTGACATCATGGCGGCCAAGGCAGATTTGTATAAGGCCATCAATGACCAGACGTGGAAGATCGTCACCTGGACAACGGGCTTGGGCGCTGCGTTGGTGGCGATCACTTTTTTCATAGCACGCAACGTGCGGTGATTCGCGCTGCGCCGGGTTACGCCTGGACCGGGGCGATATCTAAAGCGCTTTATTTAGCCCCCCGCGCGCGCGCGCGGCAAAGTGCCGTGCATGAGCAAAACACGCACTGCCATTGCCGCGCTGGCCCTTTCGGCCACGGGCCTGGTGTACATCGCACAGCGCGAGGGGTACAGCGAACAGGCATACCCTGACCCGGTGCATGGCACCAAGGTGCCGACAGCCGGGTTTGGCTCCACGGGCGGCATCAAGATGGGCGACACGCTGCCGCCGGTGCGCGCACTGGTGCGCTTGCGTGCAGATGCAGGCGAGCAAGAAATCGCCCTCAAGCGCTGCTTTGGCGATGTGGCGCTGTTCCAGCATGAGTGGGACGCCTTTGTAGGCCTGGCCCACAACGCGGGCGCCACCACGGTCTGCAAGAACAACGCCCGCACCGGCCCCAGCACCATCGTGCAGCGCCTGCAGGCGGNTNACCACACCGGTGCCTGCGAGGCGATCCTTCTCTACGACCGGGCTGGCCCCGTAGCAAAGCCGCAGGACCGCTGCAGCCACCCCGACAACCGCACATGCCGTGGCGTGTGGGCTGACCGCCAGCACTTGCGGGCCATGTGCCTGGGGCAGACCGCACCATGAGCGTGCGCCTTATTGCCGCTGCCTTGCTGTTTGCCGCCGCCCTGTGGGGCGTGCTGGCCTGGCGCTCGCAACTGGTTGCCACGGGAGATACACGCGGTGCAGCCCGTGTGCAAGCCGCGTGGGACGCCCAGGAAAACGAGCGCAATGCCGCCACCGCCCGCGACAACGCCACCAAGTTCCGCAACGCTGAAAGAGTCGCCCATGAAGACGCCCAACGTGAAACCGCGCGCCGCGCTCGTGATGCTGCTGCTGCCGCTGCTGTGCGCAGCCTGCGCGCCGAGGTTGCCCGCCTCAACCAGCGCCCCGATCCCTACGCGCCAGGAGATGCCGGCCTTGCCGCCTGCGCTGGCGAAGCCCGTGCCGCCCGAGAGCTTTTCAGTGAAAGCGCAGCAGCGTATTCAGAGCTGGCAGCAGCGGCTGACGGACTCAGCAGCCAGGTAACCGGCCTGCAGGACTTTGCCCGCACCGTGTGCGGTGCGCACACACCCACCATTGAGAGTGCCCCCCATGATTTTTGAGCTGACCATGGCCAATCTGATCTCCCTGGCGGGGTTGTTTCTGGGGGCGTTGTGGGCGTTGCTCAAGGTGATCGGCTCGCAGGCCGAGCGGCGTGCCAATGAAAAGTTTGCCGCCTTGCAGGATTCGATTGCTAACGTAGGCCGAGACATGCGCCGCGAGGCCGATGCCGCGCGCCAGCTCGAAACCTCGTTCCTGCGCTTTCAGGCCGAGCTGCCGCGCGACTACGTGCGGCGCGATGACTTTGTCCAGGCCATAGGCAGCATCAGTACCCGTATCGACAACTTTGCCTTGCGCGTTGAGCGTGCGCTCGACAACCGCAATGGAGGCCACCCGCAATGAATCTGAACTATTCCGCTGCCGTGCTCAAGGCACGCCGTGAGGCCATTCGCTGGCACCTGTTGTCGGTGATTGACTTGTCCCGCCCTGCGGGCATTTACACCGAGTCTCTGCTGCCCGTCATCCAGACGGTGTACCCGGACGCCACGCACCAGGAGATCCGGCGCGAGCTGGACTATCTGGAGGCGCGCGAGATGGTGAACATCGCCCGCGACCCAATGGACCGGTGGTTTGTGGACCTGACCCGCACGGGCATCGAGTTTGTGGAATACACCATCGACGCGCAGCCTGGCGTGGCCCGGCCGCGCATCACGCAGGGGTGAGCCATGGCCCCCCGTAGCAAGGTGCATTCGTTGCCGCCCGAGCTCAAGGAGTGGCTTGATGCCGAGCTGGTCAAGCGCGGATTTGGCGACTATGTGCAGCTGGCCGCCGACCTGAAGGCCCGAGGCGCAGAGGTGTCGAAGTCGGCGCTGCAGCGCTATGGCTCGCCATTCGAGCAGCGCATGGCGCAGCTCAAGATGGCCAGCGAGCAGGCCCGTGCGTTGGTGGATGCTGCCCCTGATGAAGAGGACAAGCTGGGCGCAGCCGTGGTGCGCATGACGCAGGAGAAGATTTTCACACTGCTGATGGACATGGAGATCGACCCGAAGGACGTCGATATCAACAAGCTGTTCAAGAACGCGGCCGAGATCGGCAAGGCGTCCGTCACGCAGAAGAAGTTCAGCCTGGCCGTGCGCAAGGAGATCGAGGAGGCTGCTCGCAAGAAGGCCCTGGAGGATGCCGCGCAGCAGGCCAGCGAGACCGGCCGGCAACAGGGCTTGTCGCCTGCCGGTGTTGAAGCACTGCGCACCGCCATCATGGGGCAGCTGTGATGCAGCCAACGCAGGTGGCCCAGGTCGCGCGCATCCTGATGCAGTACCAGGTGGACTGGATTGCCGACAAGTCGCCGGTCAAGATCATGGAGAAGTCGCGGCGCATCGGCATCAGCTATGCCGAGGCGGCCGACGACGTGCTGTATGCGGCCAGCGCCGAAGGGGCGAACGTGTATTACATCTCCTATAACAAGGAGATGACGCAGGGCTTCATTCAGGACTGCGCCACTTGGGCGCGCGCTTTCAACGCTGCGGCCAGCCAGATCGAAGAATCCGTGCTGGAGGAGGAAGACAAGCAGATTCTCACCTTCACCATCAAGTTCGACAGCGGGCACATGATCCAGGCCTTCACCAGCAGCCCGCGCAATCTGCGCTCCAAGGGGCGGCCTGGTGAGCGCCTGGTGGTGGATGAGGCGGCGTTCCTCGACGACATCAAGGAGGTGCTCAAGGCCGCCATGGCCATGACGATGTGGGGCGGGCAAATCCGCATCATCAGCACGCACGATGGTGACGACAACGCTTTCAATGAGCTGATCACCGACGTGCGCGCCGGCAAGTACCCCTACAGCGTGCACCGCGTGGACCTGGACGATGCGCTGCGCGATGGCCTGTACCGCAAGATTTGCGCCGTCACGGGGCAAGAGTGGTCGATGGAGCGCGAGGCCGATTGGCGCCAGACCATGGTCAACCGCTACAAGCCCAACGAGGATGAAGAATTGTTCTGCATCCCGGCCAAGGGCGGCGGTTCCTGGCTGAGCCGGGCGCTGATCGAGTCGCGCATGCAGCCTGCGCCGGTGATCCGTTTCACCGGCACGGCGGACTTCAACAACGCCCGGCCCGACCTGCGCGAGCGCGAGATGCAGGACTGGATCAATGAGCACTTGATGCCCCTGCTGGTGTTCGTGCCCGAGCTGCGCCATGCATTGGGCATGGACTTTGGCCGCAGCGGGGATTTGTCGTGCATTGCGCCGGCAGAGATCGAGACCAATCTGCGCGTGCGCATTCCGTTCCTGGTGGAGCTGAAAAACGTGCCCTACAACCAGCAATTGCAGGTGCTGTTTGCCATTGCGGATGCACTGCCCCGCATGAGCGGCATGGTGATCGACAGCCGGGGCAATGGCAGCTATGTGGGCGAAGCGGCGTTCGACAAGTATGGCTCGGTGGTGGAGCGCCTGATGCCCACCGAGGGCTGGTACCGCGACCACATGCCGCCCTACAAGGCCGCGTTTGAAGACGACACCGTGACCATCCCCAAGCATGACGGTCTGCTGCAGTCGCATCGGGCGATCAAGCTGGTACGCGGCGTGCCGCGCATGCCCGAGGGCAAGACCGCAGACGGTGGCCACGGCGACAACGCCATGGCGTGCGCCTACGCCCACGCTGCCACGCGCATGAATTTTGGCCCGGTGCATGCCGCCAGCCGCCCCCGCCGCAGCGCGCTATCCCTTGAAGGCTATTGAGCACCATGTCCAAAGGCATCTACGTTTCGCCCACTGAGTTCGTATCGTTTGCCGAGGCCCGGCAGGGCAAGAGCCTGTCGGGCCAGATCGCCACGCGCGAGCGCAGCACCGATATGTCGTTCGGTTTTCTGCTGCCCAACCCCGACCCGATCCTCAAGCGCCAGGGCAAGGACATCAGCGTGTACCGCGATATGCGCAGCCGCCCTTCGGTGGGCGGCCCGATTCGGCGGCGCAAGGCTGCGGTGAAGGCGCTGGAGTGGCGCGTGGAGCGGGGCAAGGCCAGCGCACGGGCTACGCGCCTGGCCAATGATGTGCTGGCAACCTATGACATGGACCGGCTGCTCAACGAGATCACAGACGCGGTGCTGTTCGGCTATCAGCCGCTGGAGCTGGTGTGGGGGCCATTCAACGGCGCCACGGTGCCGCTGGAGGTGATCGGTAAGCCACAGGAGTGGTTCTTATTCGACAACGCGGCGCAGTTGCGGTTTCGCAGCCGCCAGCAGCCCCTGACGGGCGAGGAGCTGGAGCCGCGCAAATTTCTGCTGGCCCGGCAAGAGGCGAGCTATGCCAACCCCTATGGCTTCGCAGACCTGTCGATGTGCTTTTGGGCGGATACTTTCATGCGTGGTGGGCTCAAGTTCTGGGTGACCTTCACCGAGAAGTACGGTACACCCTGGCTTGTCGGCAAACAGCCACGCGGCACGCCCGGCCTGGAGGTGGACAAGCTGCTCGACAAGCTCGAAGCCATGATCCAGGACGCGGTGGCGGCCATTCCCGACGATTCCAGCATCGACATTCTGGAGGCCGGCGACAAGGGGGCCAGCGCCGACCTGTACGAGCGCCTGCTCATGTACTGCCGCTCGGAAATCAACATTGCCTTGCTCGGGCAGAACCAAAGCAGCGAGGCGAACAGCAACC